TACTCAAAGGATTTTTTGGAAACGATTTTCTAAGAGATTATACTCACGCAAGTAAAACCTTTCGCAGTAATAACTCGGCGCTTTCTCCACGTCGAAAGTTTTTATTCCATGTAGTCTTCAACATCAATTCATTTTTAATTCCACAACTCCAGGCAGTGTTTCAAGCACAAGATGTTGCAAATCTTAGTTTACTGGTAAAAGAAGTTAAACTTCCAGCATACAAATTTTCTGTTGAAACTATGAATCAATACAACAGAAAGCGTAAAGTACAAACACAAATTGAATATGATCCAATTACGTGTGTAATGCACGACGATACCAGTGACCTTGCAAGAGAGCTATGGTATAATTATTATGCATACTATTATAAAGATGCTAGTCAAAAATATCTCGATGCCGCAGTAACAAACGGTAGTCTTGGACAGAACGCCAGTGGAGTTGATCCAGGTGCTGCATATCCTTATGGGTTCAGAGACATCTATACACAAGACAGAGAAATCAATGACTGGGGATACATTGGTGAAAGCTATATGGATGGTCCTACTGATACTAGAGGCGGCAAGCCAGCATTTTTTAGAGATATCACAATATTTGGATTCAACGACCATCAGTTTGCGGCTTATGTTTTAGTGAATCCAATCATTAGTTCTTTTGAACATGATACCTACAACTACTCCGAAGGTGGCGGCATCATGCAAAATACGTTCACTTTTGAATATGAAACAGTCAAGTATTATCATGGTGCTATCAATGGTAGTTCACCAAATGATGCTATCCCAAGTTTTGGTAATAATGCAAACTACGATACAAGAAAATCACCACTGGCTCGTCCTGGTGCAACTGCTACAATATTTGGACAAGGTGGACTAATTGATGCCGGTGCAGGAATTATTACAGATTTAAGTGCCGGAAATCTTGCAGGTGTTGTTGGAGCAATCCAAAAAGGTGGAACTGCTTATCAAACCTTCAAAGGTAGAGATCTAAATGAAATGTTCAAAACTGAATCAACAAATATTGCTAGAAATGTTATAAAAGAAGATTTACCAGGTGCAGCTAGAGGCAGTGGCTTTTTTCCTAAGCAGGCTAGATTCACTCCACTTAACGAACAAGCCGCAACACTTAAACCTGCTAATACTGGAACAGATCAGAATCCTACTAACCTAAACGGACCAATAACTGTTCCGAACCAAGTTGGTAAAAATCCAAATCATAGAGGCTAGTATGGCAACAGTAAACTATCCAAATCCAGGAACTGATCCAACTGTTAGAGCATTTGATGATTTTTATCAGCGTGAACTTGTAATTGATCAAAATCAATATGATACTGTGTACAGTTTTTTTGCAAGTATTTTTGCAAGTAAAGATCAAGCAGAAAATTTTACACTCAGCGTATTTCAAATCAGTGAAGATAATGGTGAGTCAGTTGAAAATATATTAGGTCAACTCCGTAATCAAAATACAATACAGATTACTGCTACTCTTGCTTATTATCTAAATAACCAACGCAGTAACACCACATTACTTGGTATAACTTCAATTTCTACTCCAAATCAGTATACTGCACGCAATATCTTAATATAGGTGAACTATGGCTAACAAGTTCCAACAAGGACCTTACGTAGTTCTAAATCCTCAAAAATATGCAGGAAAAGGTGTGCCCAAGTACAGAAGTGGATGGGAACTTGCATTTATGCGTTTTTGCGATAGTAACGATCACATTATATCATGGTCGAGTGAAAGTCTAGTAATTCCTTACGTAAATCCACTTACTGGTAAGAAAACAAGATATATTCCTGACTTTTTAATTCAATACAGAAACAAACATAATAAGGTTGTTACTGAACTAATTGAAATAAAACCAAAAAAACAAAGCGTGCTAGAAAGTAAAGCAAGCAATCGAGATCGTGCAATTGTGGCTATAAATTATGCAAAGTGGGCTGCCGCACAGAAATGGTGTCAGCGTAACGGTTTGATATTTAGAGTGATTACAGAGGATGACATTTTCCGTCAAGGCGGAAAACGAAAATAAGTAAAATGAAGACTTGCGAACTGTGTAAGACTAGGTTTAGTTGCGATTCAGATCATAGCTGTTGGTGTATGGTTGAACCATTGGTAACAATTAAAAAAGAATTACATGATTGCATATGTCCTGAATGTTTAAAGGAAGCACATGACCAAGAAACTAGAAGAACTGTTTGATTTGCCGACTGATGAAGGGCTTACAGAAGAAGTAACTCCAGATAATGTACCTGAAGCCGTACCAGAAAACAACGAGATAATGCAAAATACACTCAGTGAGCTTGATAAAGTGCAGGCGGCATTACCACAAGTACGTGGATTAGAAGCCAGTGATAATGAAATGGACGAACTTGCTGAAAAAGCCACCAAAGGTTTTGATGATCTAATGGATCTTGGAATGAATGTTGACAGCAGATGGGCAAGCGATATTTTTGGGGTGGCAAGTACCATGCTTGGACACGCTATAACTGCTAAAACTGCAAAACTTAACAAAAAGCTAAAAATGGTTGATCTACAACTTAAAAAAGCAAATCTAGATCAAAAAGCAATTGCTAACAACGAGGAGATTGACACAGGAACTGGTGTTGTACTAGATAGAAATGCACTACTAGACAGGTTATTAAACAAAGACAAAGAAGAGAAATGAGCTCTATTCTGCTAAATACTGCATAGAAGGAAAATAAGATGAAATCATTTGCACAATACCTTGTAGAAACACGTCAAACATTTGATTATAGAATCAAAATACTTGGTGATGTTGATGCAGAATTAATTAATGCTTTGGAAGAAAAACTCCAACAGTTCGACGTTGTAAGTATGACAGAACCAAAGAGTACTCCGATCCAAAAAACCTTACCTGACTTTCCAGAAGCTGAAAATGATAGTGTTACATTTATGGATGTTACTTTTAACTATCCAGCAACACCGCCACAGATTACACAGATGGCTGAACTTCTTGGAATGAATCCAAATCATATCATCATACAATCAAAAGAGTATGCTGATAGTGTAGAAGAAGAGCGTAAAGGTTATGAAGAGCAACCTGATCCAGTGCTTGGCACAGAAGAAGGTGAACAACCATCTGAACAAAGCAAAAAAGCCAGTGAATACTATGCTGCTGATCCTTATAAAAGAGAAGTAGTTGGCAACGAATATTCCAGTGATTTTACAATAGCAGGTGGTAAAACTCCTCCAGCAAAATTCAACACAGATACTCCTAATAGTGTAGATAGCCCTATTATGGGTACTAACAAGATTCCGGTCGTAAAAGCCTCCAATGGTAGTTCGGCTCCGGAGAATCGCAAAGACGGCCCTCCGGGTAAAAACAAAAAATAAAGGAACCTACAATGGACAACATATACGACACACTAGCAAAACTAAACAAGGTAGCAAATGCACCTGAAATAGTCAAAGAGGATAGTAATGCTCTTATGAAAAAAGGTCTAGAGGACCTTATGAAGAAAACAAAACTTAACAAACAGGCTGACTACAAGCCATTTGGCAAAGGCGACAAAGACTACGAAACAGGATTGCCAAAAGATGCCAAAAAGGACAAAATGTTTGATGATATGAAGGGTGACATGAAGGCCGCTGATGCTGCCAAGATGAACAAGGAAAAAAATTATACACCATTTAGTGACAAACAAAGTCCAGACGGTTTGCCAGAGAAGAAAAAAGACACTAAAATGTTTGAAAAAGAGTCTGATGTTGAAAGAGACGACCGTGCAGAAAAAGCAGGACGTGAAGTAGAACGTGATGCAAAATACGATGGTATGAAGCATGCTGGTAAAGATGGTAAAGACGTTACTAAAGACATTGAGTATGATGAGAAGCACGACAAAGATGGCATGCATGAAAACGCAGGAACACTTAAAGACGCAGCCAGACAAGGCGTACTTGCAAGATTAGCAGAACTAGCCGGCGTACCAGCACAAGAGATTGAAGAAGCATTAGGCACACCACAAGATGTAGCCGCAAAAATAATGGCAGAAAA